TAAATCATCTGAAAAAATAGAAAAACTATTTGCTCATCCTAAAATGATTGAAGCTATGGAATTTCTTATGGAAGGTGAGGTTGTGGGAATGCAAACTTGGGGTTATTATAAACCAAAGGGTGAGTTAGGAAGAGACCAACATCAAAACGCATTCTATACTGGGTGTGGGCACAATGAAATCATCAACACTGCATTAGCATTAGATAATCACGACCCTGAAAATGGTGCAGTATGGAACTATGAAGGTTCTCATAGATTGCCTGTTTTACCAATGGAAGATAATGAAGAAAGAAAAGCAACAAATACTAAAAATTGGAGAAGTGAAAGGGGTATTAGTTGTGTAATGCCGGAAGGACATGATTTCAGAAAAGTGGAGGGTTATTTGAAAAAAGGACAAGTAGCACTTTTACACTCTCATGTTGTGCATGGTTCAGATCCAAATAAAGATACTACTAGAATGAGAAGAAACTTCTTAGGTGGGTATTTAAAGAAAGGTGCTTATTTCAGACCGGGTAACCAAATGAAAAGAGAACCAATTGATATCTATGAATTACGTTCTAAACATTGGGGAGAATAATGAAAGTATTAATCACAGGTGGTGCTGGTTATTTGGGGTCTGTAATAACTGAAACATTATTAGATAATGGATACCACGTTACTTGCTTAGATAAATTAATATTTAGCCAATTATCGTTACTACCATATACATCAAATACAAATTTTAAATTTGTTTATGGTGATGTTCGTAATGAGGAATTATTAGAAAGGCTTTGTAATGAGGCCGATGTAATAATTCCTCTTGCGGCAATTGTGGGATTCCCTGCGTGTGATGCAGAACCACAATTAGCAAATGAAGTTAACTTTAAGCAAATATTTAATATTGTAAAGTTTACTAAGGGCAAGAATAAAAAGATTTTATATCCAAATACAAATAGTGGATATGGCATTGGAGTTGGACAAACTGAATGCACGGAAGAATCACCCCTAAACCCTATTTCAATATATGGTAACACCAAATGTGGAGCAGAAAACTTTCTAAGATCAAATACCGATGCTATTGTTTTCAGATTAGCAACTGTATTTGGTGTATCTCCTCGTATGAGAACCGATTTATTAGTAAATGATTTTACTTACAAAGCAATTACCGATAAATACATTGTTGTATTTGAGAAAACTTTTAAACGTAATTTTATTCACATTAAAGATGTGGCAAGTGCTTTTCTTTTTATGATAAACAATTATGACAAATATAAATACGAAGTATTCAATGTTGGGTTAAGTAATGCAAATTTAAGTAAGCAAGAATTATTGGAAAAGATACAATCGCATGTAAAGGATTTTGCGGTATCATACAACGATTATTACGAAGATCCTGATAAGAGGGATTACATTGTATCAAATGCAAAAATAGAAGCAACTGGGTGGATGCCTGAATGGAATTTAGATATGGGTATTACCGAACTAATAATGGCATATCAGATGATAGTTCCAAAAATGGGTTCTGAATTTAGAAATGGTTTCCCATTAGGATATGCAAATCAAACATAATATGAGTAATAAATGGGATGAGTTTATAGAAACTCCATCAAAGGTATTCGGATATCAAGTTCCAACTTTTACTCCATCAATTTATAGAGAGTATAGAGGTGAAATATTTACTACATTTCATAGTGAAGAACATCCTGTTATGAGGCACATTCATTATGATAAAAGTGAAATTAGTATTCACGGAAGATTTTCAAAATCATATAAGGGTGTATTGAGGGGATTGCATTGGGATAATAAAACCTGGAAATTAGTTCAAGCAGCTGTAGGTGATATATATTTGGTTGTTTTAGATATGAGAACAACATCAGATACATTTGGAGATTGGGAATCATTTATGATAACTGAAAAAGATAGGAATCAAGTATTAGTTCCACCGGGATTTGCAAATGGACATTATGCATTAACCGATTGTATGTTTCACTATAACTTATTTTATAAAGATGGTTATGTAGATGCTGATCAGCAAGGTGTAATCAAATGGAATGATGCGGAATATCAAATGGAATGGCCAACGAATAATCCAATTTTACAAAAAAGAGATAGATAGTATGATACAAAATTTAGAACAATATCCCATAGTAAGGGATATAGATTGGACTGAAGAAAAACTTATTGCATTTGAACAACAAATTGTTGATATATGGGAAGCTGGTAAGATAACAGGCCCTGTCCATCTTTCAAATGGTAACGAATCTCAATTAATTGAAATCTTTAAGAGGATACGGGAATCCGATTGGGTGTTCTCAACCTGGCGTTCTCACTATCATTGGGTTTTGAAGGGATTATCTGCTGATTATGGAACTGAATTAATTAAACAAGGAAAATCTATCACTCTATGTGATACGGATGGTAAGTTTTATTCCTCAGCAATTGTAGGTGGGACATTACCTATTGCATTGGGGGTAGCATCTGCACTAAAGAAGGATGGTAGTGATGAAAAGGTATGGGTGTTTGTGGGAGATATGTCATTTGAAAGTGGTATATTTTATGAAGTTCATAAATATGCTAGAAACTTTGATTTACCTCTTTATTTTGTTGTAGAAGATAATGGAGTATCAACATATACCCCAACTGAAGCAACTTGGAATACTAAAAGGGATATCCCATCGGATGTTATACATTATAACTATGAATCTAAGTTTCCACATTATGGGACTGGAAAATGGATAGCATTTTAAAAAAAATTATATTTATACAAAAGTTATAATATATAACAACTAAAAAATAAGAAAAAATGGAATGGAAAGTTTTAACAATCGATAAAACAATAGAATCTACATTTGTATCAGATGCTGAACCTCAAGAACTTATTGCTGAATTATCAGCATCAACTTCGCCTGATACAGAACCAATTGGGTATTTTTATTACAGTACCGGATTATTTGAGCAATTAATCGTATCATCATCTACTACAGATAATATAAGAGTATTGGCAAATGAACAACACTATGATATGTTTTTAGCAGATGAATCGGCATCTATGGCTTAATTGCACAACAAAAATGTTATATGAAGAAAATATTGGTTACAGGAAGTAGCGGCTTAGTTGGCACACATCTAATTGAAAAGTTATTAGAAAAAGGTTATAATGTAATTGGGGTTGATTTTAAACCACCTGTTAAAGTCATTGATAATCAAAACTTTAAGTTTATTTCTTTTGATTTAAGAAATCAAACTGATGTTAGTTTATTGTTTAATGACTTTAAATTTGATGGGGTTATAAATTCATTTGGTATAAAAGGCTCCCCAATAAAAGCAAAAGAAAATCCACTAGATTTTTTAGAACCTTCTATTAAAGTTAATACTAACATCATAGACAATTGTTTTAAACACAATAGTTGGTTAGTATTCATGTCCTCAGTTGGCGTATATGAGCCAGCAGAAGAGTTTGTAGAAGATAGTGTATGGAAAACTCTACCATCTAAAAATGATTGGTTTCCATCTTGGTCAAAACGAATACCCGAACTTTACTTAGAAGCATATAAAGTCCAATATAAATGGCAAGATTGGTCTATAGTAAGGCCTGCCAATATATTTGGTGAATACGATAACTTTGGGGATGGTTCTACTGTAATAGCATCTACTATACGAAAAGTATATGAATCTGATGGTGAAATTGAAGCATGGGGTGATGGGACTCCTACCAGAGATTTTATTTATGCGGGAGATGTTGCAGATGCTTGTATTAAATGCTTAGAAGATAAATTGCACATTACAACCAATTTGGGTAGTGGTGAAGATATTTCTATAAAAAGGATGATAGAAACTGTTTCTGAAGTTAGTGGTAAGGATATTCAAATAAATTGGGATACTACCAAACCAAATGGTGATATGAAACGAAAAATGAATACAAAATTGCAAGAGCAATATGGATTATTACCAAAATTGGGTTTTAAAGAAGGATTAAAAGTTACATACGAATATTATGAAAAAAACAGATAAAATATTAGTTACAGGCGCTGCTGGATTTATTGGTTCTCGATTACTAAAAATGTTATGGGAAAGTGGTTACACTAATTTACGTGCAACATCTCATAGTAGAAATTTAAGAAACGATTTTGATGGTAGTAGTTCAATTCCGTTTTACAAAGGAAGTTTGCAAGATGCAAAATTTTGCAATGAAGTTTCAGAAGGAGTTGATGTTGTATTTCATTGTGCAGCAAACACAACAAATGCATTAGATACTAAAGTAAATCCATTATTGCATGTTACCCCAAATGTTGAAATGAATGTAAACTTAATGGAGCAAAGTTGGAAAAATGGTGTAAGAAAATTTGTGTTTCCATCATCTAATACAACATATCCTGATATGGGGTCAACTCCATGCACAGAAGATATAGAAGTTCAAACGCCAAACATATACCCTGTGTATAAAGCAGTAGGTTGGATGAAACGATATACCGAAACATTATGTGATTTCTTTTCAAATCAGATTCACAATCCAATGCAATGTATTGTATTAAGACCTTCAAATGCATACGGTCCAAATGATAAATATGATTTTGAAAAGTGTCACGTTACGCCAGCATCAATCAGAAAGGTAGCTGATGGGTTAGATCCAATACCCGTTTGGGGAGATGGAACGGAAGTTAGAGATATCATTCATGTTGATGATATGGTTAGTGGTTTTATTACAATAGCAGAGAAAGTTGATACCTATGATATCTATAATGTTTGCTATGGAGAAGGATACACTGTTAAAGATGTATTGGATACTATTAAAGAGATTGATGGTAATACCAATCCAATTGAATATGTAAACAACAAAGCTCCAATGATACCGGTTAGATTGCTTTCTAATGCGAAGCTTCGTAAGTTGGGATGGAAACCTAAATATGATTTAAAGAGTGGATTGAAAGATGCACTAAAATGGTATAAAGAACACAAAAAAGAATTTAATCCAAATTCAAAACCTTAATTAAATGATAAGTTACACTAATTACAAAGACCAGTTATCCGAAGCAATGAAAATGTGTAATGATGTAGAAAATTCTATATTCATTGGACAACAAATATTGTGGAAAGGTAATCCAATGTCAACTACATTAGATTTTGTAGATAAATCAAAGATGATTGAGGTGCCGGTAATGGAAGAAACGCAAATGGGAATGAGTTTGGGATTGGCAATGACTGATAAATTTGTAGTTACATTTTATCCACGTTGGGATTTTCTAATATCAGCAACAAATCAGTTAGTAAATCATATTGATAAGTATTCACTAATGACTGGGATAACTCCACATATTATAATAAGAGTTGGCAAGGGTTCTGATAAACCATTAGACCCGGGTCATCAACATAAGGGTAATTATATTGAAGAATTTAAGAGTATGTTAAAGACGGTTGAGATATTAGATTGCCAAACGGTAGTTGATATACAATTGAACTACGAATATGCTATAAAAAATAAAGGAATTTACTTAATAACCGAATATCCTGAGAAATACTATAATTAAAATGTTGTATGAACAAAAGAATATTAGATTATGGGTATGTATCCATTAGAATATTACAACCATTCTATTCATTGCCGGATACTCGTGACAATGCAAATGGAATCTATGATATAATTGTATGTGAACGAGATTCATTCCAAGATAATTTGGATGATATGTTACAATATGCACACAAAGATACTAAAATCTTAATAGATATCATTTCAGAATCCGGAAATTTAGATAATTTTATTGATATTTTTTTAGAATTAACCAATAAACACAAAGATGTTCAATTTTATCTATTAGTAGATAGTGTGTTTGATGTTAATGTAGGTAGCAATGTTAAAATGCTACAATCTTATAAGCTTTCATTCTTACCTTTTTTTGAAAACTATTGTGTAGAACAACACGATTCTCAATTTGTATTAAATGATACATCAATTTATAATAAAAGAGATGGATTTTTATCATTAAATGGTTCGATGCGAACTCAAAGAATATTATTACTTATTGAATTGATTAAAAATGGGTATGTAAATTTAGATGGGACAATTTCAAATATAAATAATAATATATCTTTTTTATTTTATGGTAATAACAAATTTGATATTGAAAGTTACAATATATTCATAGATAATATGCTATTAAATGGAGAAATTACAAATGAAGAATTTGTTTTACTTAATTCCATATCAAATAGTTTACCAATAATAGTTAATGGTGAAATGGGTGAAAGACCTGATTTGCTTTTAAGAGAATACTACGCTAATATTTTAAATTTAGTTACCGATAATGCTACTGGGTTTGATGATTCTGATAATTTTAAGTATGGAACAATAACTCTTACTGAAAAAGCTTGGAAACCATTCAAAACACATCAACTTCCTTTATATATAGGATTGCCTGGTTATGTAGATGTGATTAGAAATTTAGGATTTGATGTATTTGATGATTTTATAAATCACAATTATGATAAAGAACAAAATCATGTAGAAAGAATTAAAATAGTTGTAGAAGAACTAAATAAATTAACTCAATTAGATATGTTAGAGTTCTATAATCAAAATCGTAAGAGATTTGTAAAAAATTGTGCCAATATTTATAAATTAAAATCGGAAGCTTATTTAGAACTTCATAATTTTATAATACAAAATGATTTAATATAATGAGAACATCTCAATTTATAAGTCCTAAACATTATAGTAAAGTTTGTGATATAGCAGCGGAATCGGTAGTTCAACTATACACAGATTCAAATGAATTATATTATTCGGATGTATTTTCATATGTTATGAATAATACATTATATATAAATGGTTGGGTTAGTTCTGATAATCATTTTTCATATGAAACCATCAAACAATTCATATCAAATTGTATAGAAATTGATATAAATATGGTTTTATCTATTAAGCAAATACCATTATCAAACGATATTTTTGAAATCAATGCTGGAACATTTTTGGGATATGCTTCAAATGAAAACGCAGAAGGTATTCCATTTGAACATTTATTAGTTACAAAACTAACAAAAACTATATACAATAAAATAAATGAAGCTATAAAAATTGGATTAGTAATAAATGGTAAACAAATTGATATTTTTGCAGAAACAAATTATGAAAATAATAGTTATATAATTGATTTAATAAATGAATATCTAATTGATGAAAATTATATTAGTATTAACATTAAGGTGAGTCCAATAATCAATCAGTTGTTATATAAATCAAATGAAAATTTTATCATAAACGCATATGGGCCACGCTCACCATATGGTAATACAAATTTTATTGGATTGGATATCTATAGAAATTCTAAATATTCTCATTTAGTTTCAAAAGAAATTGCAGGTAAAATGGGTTTGATTGAAAATTTAAACTATTCATTAGTAGAGTTAACATATTCACATAATAACCCAACCCCAATACAATTTGGTATTAAGGGCAATATTGGTGGTATTCATTTAGAAAATGGGACATTTTTTGAAAATTGTAATAAGTTTGATGAATTGATTGACATAAAAAATAATATTATAGAAAAAATAAAATCAACTCCCAATTCCTTAATTGAATTGGCAAAATGGGGTTACTTTAATCTAAATACAAAATATGAAAAACTATAAATACTTGGTGGTAAATGGATGTTCTCAAACCTCCGGCCAAATGTGCCCGGTTGGTGAAACTTGGGCAGTAAAATTAGCAAAACGATTGGGTCTTGAATTAATAAATTTAGCATCGGCTGGAACTGGTTGGTATAAAGTGGAAACATCAACAATGTCTTTTATAAACGGAAATAGAGATATATTGGATGAGTGCTTCTTTATCTTACAAAAATCTGAATTAGCCCGTAGAGTTAATTATGAGGAATTGGCAACAAATAGAACGGATATGTGGGAAAAATGGAATATAAAATATATGTCCCATACCGATTTACAATTTCAAGGTTATATTGATTTTGAAAAACATGGATTTGATACACCAATTAACCATAGATTAGATGACATTAATCAAGAGTTTCAATTATATGATGAATTGGGTGATTTTTTGGAAACAAGCAAATTGGGATTTTTTCCTGAACATAAACATTATCCAAATAGTAGACATTTTTGGAAATTGGGTAATAATAACGATATAGACCCACCATATATACACGAACAATTTGAAGAATTGATGTTGCATTGGGGTTTAAGAATTTCTTCATTACATTTGTTACTTAAAACTATGGGAATTGGGCATTTAATAGTAGATGGATATTCACCATTCTTATCATATAAGTTAAATTTCAGAAATTACTATGAATCTGAATCTGAATTTGAGTGGGTAAACCGATTTTGGTCAACTGAAACCGATGATCCAACTGATGAAATGGTATATGACTTTAAAAACATCAAATGTGGGTGGATTTTCGATATGATTGAACCCAAATATAAGATAGATGATGTGGTTTTATGGAGTTTATATCAATTTAAACCACATGATACTTCTTATAATGTAGATGGGGGCCATGCCGGTCCAAAAGGTATGGATATTATTGAGGGAGTTATTTATAAAAATTTATTAGAAAAAAATTGGTTTTAAGGAAAAAAAATCGTATCTTTATGGTTAATTACATTAAAAAATTGTGGAAAAAATTCCAAGACAAGCGTAAAAGGAAGAAGTTAGAAAAACTTTACAAAGAAAGATTGGCCGAACTCAAAAAAAGAGACCCGTTTGTCTATAAACACTAACAATATGGCAGAAAGAAAGTATTTACCAACATTGGCTGAATTAATTGATAGATTATCAATATCCCAATTAAAAGAAGTGTTTATTTCAAAACACAAAGAAGAGTATGCGCAAGAAATTAAAGATATTGTGCATGATATTCAATTATATTTGAATGAAAGTAAAGAACCAATTACAGCGGAAACAATTAGAGCAATAGTAGTCCTTTCTCAGATGAATTTACATATTTGGCACAATGAATCAAATGTGAGAAATGGAACTGAAGGACCAAATGCATTAGCACTAACGCATGGTTTAAATGGCATTCGTAATACTGCAAAAAATAAAATACAAGAAGTAGTTGGTGGTAGAAAAGATTACAAAATAGACTGCTTAGCAGCAGATTTTAAAGACTGGGAAATTAGTTGGTAATGAAAAAATATATCATAATAGGTGGATGTAGTTATGCATACAAAGATCCTGGAAAATATTTATTACCATTAAGAATATCTGAAAATGGGCATGAACTTGATTACGATGATGTAGAATTCCTAATGTTAGGAGCTAGTTCCGCCAGTAATGAATTTATAACAGAGGCAATAATAATAGCAGTTAGTTCTTTATTGGAAAATGGTGTATTACCAAAAGATATATTGGTTATTAATAATTTTACTCAAATAGGAAGAACTTCTGTAAAATTACCAATTGAGTATTATGAAATTGCTAATGATATTTTAAAATTTGATAATTATGATATTAGAGAATATACTTATTCTCCTATACAATTTACACAATCTTTGGTAAAGGTTAAGAATCAAATTTATTCTTTTTTAATATCTGATAGAAATTTAAAAGGAAGTATTAAAGATTGGTATGATTATCAAAGTAGTATTATATACACCAAAAAAACTATACAAGAGCACTTTGAATCATATTTGAGTAGTATTGTTACTTTACAATCTTTTGTAAAAAAGAATAATATTAAAACAATATCATTTTTAATGAATAATGTTTTTGATGGTTGGGATTCCGATTATAACCACATATACAACAATCATAAAGAATTTAATTTACCAAGCACCAAAGGAACTAAGCACATTTCGGAAATAAGCGATTATACTAAAGCTTTGTGGGATTGTATAGATTTAGATATGTTTGTATTCCATACTACCAATGAAAATAAGTATGGTGGAATTGATGAATATTTGTTAGATAAATTTCCGGATAAAAAGTATTTTTTAGACCCATCTATTAAAAATTTTTATTTTGGTAATCACCCAACCGGAAAAATTTATTATGAGTTTGCAAAAGAATATATGATTAATCAAATAAATGATTGGTTTAAATGAAATATATAGTTAATACTGGATGTAGTTATGGTGTGATGTTTCGTTCAATGAAAGAATTCACTAAAGGTAATGATAATCAATTTAAGGTTATTGATTTACATTGTGATTCGCATGGGGCTGAGTATCAAAAAAGAAGTATTATTTATACTATATCTAAACTTTTAAAAAAAGGTGTAAACCCATCTGATATATTTGTAGTAACCGAATGGTCACAACCGAATAGATTATTTATTGAATTACCCAAAGAAAACTCAAATCATATATTAAATAATGTTAAAAATTCAGAGGGAACTTTTGTATTGGATAATAACTTTAATAGAACGGATGATTCGTATGATTATATAGCAAAATACAAATCATTGAATGTTATAATTGGTGATAGAGTTTATCTAAACCCTGATGTTGATAGCTTTGATGAATTAGAAGATTCTAACTTAATAACTTATTTAGAGTTATTTAAAGAAAATTTGCATATATCGCATAAACCAATAGATAGATTAGAGCAATATCTAACTAATATATTAGATTTACAAAATTACTTAAATGCAAATAAAATACAATATAAGTTCTTTTTGATGAATAATACATTTGAGGGGTATTATAAAAACTTCTCACACGAATATGGTAATGATTCTATTTTTAATAAAGAATTAATAGAACTACCAAATCTAAAAAAATTAACACATATAAAAGAATTCTCAGATTATTTAAATCAAATTTGGGATAGTATTGATTTAACTAAATTCGCATTTTACGAAACGAAAAATTTCAATTTTGGTGGTATTGATGAATATGCAATGGAAAGATTTGGACATATAGCATACACATCGGGTGCAAACGAATGGGATATTCCCAATGAGGGTTATGTTACTTCATTTGGGGCACATCCACATGATTCAGTTTATATTGATTTCTTTAAGGAATACATTTATAACGATTTGATTCCATTTATAGGTGAATTCACTTTTGATTTTACTGATAGATGGAGTAGAACTAAACACAATGCAATACGATTATGATACAAAAAAAGAAAGAGTGGGAAAAAACCAAAGCAGAGGGATTTGCTAGAGCCACAATAGATAATTTTTTGGATGAAGAGACTTGTATGAAGTTGTATGAGGAATGTATGAATGCACCAAAAGGTGGATGGACTGTATTTACACGAGCTGGTTCTCGTATGGAAGAGTTTAATGATTTAATTTCTCTACCAACCGCACATAAAGTTACATATGATATAATGCATTCAGGTGAGTTTCTTTATGAGTTGGAACAAATGACAGGTATAAGTGGATTATTACCAGACCCGCATTTAGTTGGAGCTGGGTATTCTATTTTAAGAAACGGAACTGTATTATCACCTCATTATGATTTTAATTGGAATGATAGATTAAGATTACATAGAAAGTTAACTTCATTACTTTATATAACACCAAATTGGAAAGAAGAGTGGGGAGGGCATAATGTAACTTGGACAGCTAATCCTGAATTAGATCCAAACGCAAAAATAGTAGAATCGGTAGCACCTTTATTTAATAGATTTATAATATCAGAAAATGTCCCAAAAGGACCCGTACATAGTGTAAGTAAAGTAGAATGCTCCGATGATGTATATGGTAGATGTGCAATTCGTTTCTTCTATTATATTTCAACATCAGAACCAGATAAATTCAACCCACCTCACAGAAGCGCTTATAAAACAAATGAATATTCTCATCACAAATTGCACGAAGAAGCAGAATGGAATGGTCACTTTGTTGGTAAGGGTGGTGAAGATTATGGATATAACCCAAAAAACAAATGATACATATATTAGAATATAAAAATTGCTATTTTGATAGAAACCCAAAGATATTATTACAATATGTTAATATGCCAATAATATTTGAAAGGTTATTATCAAAAACAAATGCAATAAAAAGAATTTTAAAAAAAAATAATTATGTTCATATTGAAATCCAACGAGGTGATGTTTTGTTTAACAAAGAAACCATATCAAATTATATAGATTCCAATCCGGATATTTCAATATTATTTTTTAACATAGATATTTTTGAAAATTGTACATTACCAAATAATAATTATATTGATTTTTTATCTAAAAAATATCCAAATATAAAATTTATAGTATTGACAGATGAAACTTTTTTAGAATATACAAGAGAATCTTTCGAAAATACAAATGTATTCCATATAATAAATAATTTAAAAGACCCGTATTCTATTATACCTACTATATCTGCTATGGATAAAGTTGCAAACTACTATATAATGAATGCATATTTACAATGGAATTACAATACATTTATAGATGGGTTATTTTCACAAACTAATACATTAGTTAGGGAAAAAAAATATAATTTTTTTAATGGAATACATAAACCGCATCGTTTAAAGTGTTATGAACTTATTAAAAATAATAACATGCTAAATGATGGGTATTTTTCTTATGTAGATTTTGCATATTTTAAGAATGATGAAGAGCAATATCAAAGTTTTGTTGATTTTTTAGAATTTAAATCTACAAACGAATATTTAAAATATTTAGATGAATTTGAGATACCATATTTGTGTGATACTACTGATGTAAATCCAAATGTATTTGTTGCGTTTGCAATTCCTCCTCAATACTCGTTACAAAGTTATGTTTCTATTACAACAGAAACATATTTCTTTCAAAATGAATTATCAAAAAATGCAGTATTTTCGGAAAAATCTTTAAAAGCATTTTATGGATTTAACATTCCATTAATACTTGGACAACCTGCATCAATTAGGTATTTGAAAGATTTGGGATTTGATATGTTTGAGGATTTATTTGATTTAACTCCTAAATTTAAAAAAAATGAAATATTTGAACAATTTGAAAAAAACTTAAAAGTTATCAATAGTATGACTAAAGATGAACTGCACAAATATTATGTAAATAATTTAAACAGAGTTCATAGTAATTTTCAAATATTAACAAATAGAATGGAGGAATATGATTTATATAATTTAAATAATTTTTTATAACAAACTATGCAAAATATAAAAAACCTTATAGTATGTGGTGATTCGTTTACAGAAGGACATGATATGGGTGAAACAGCATCATGGGCATATTGGACAGCTGATACTCTTAATTTAAAATTAAAAAACTTAGCATCTGGTGGAATGAGTAATGAATGGATATCGTTACAAACTATAACATTTTTACAAAAAAATCCAGAATTATGGGATAGTTCAGTTGTTATAATAGCTTGGACCGAAATGATGAGACAGATGATTCATTTTGATGATATGGGTGGTAAAATTGGTAAATGGATATGGAGTGCACAACCAAACGATTTTATATCAGATGATTGTGGAGATGATACGCCAGGTTATTGGATATATAAACATAGAGATGCATTATATCCATTTTTTTCTGATTTAAATTGGGCATTGATGAAAACATATCAATCGATGTTAATGGTTAAAACTTTTTGTGATTCAAAAGGTATTCCATATATGTTTTTTGATGCTGTAAATGATAATAAACTATATTTTGAAAACAATAAGGTTTACATCCGAGACTATAAATTTGAAAAAGAAGAATTTAATTTAGATAATTCATTGAATTTTGTAAAGAGTATTGTTGATAAAAATATGGTGGATTTATTATTTGATGAAAAATATGTTGATGTGGATGGTACTCCTATTTTACAATTTATACACAAATGGGGAGATGAAAGATATTGTGAGGGAAATTCGGGTCATACCAATATTATTGGGGCAAAGGAAGTTTCAAAATATATAATTAAGCATTATGAGAGATTATACAATAAACGATAGTTGGGATTGGGTTACTCATTTTGAAAAAGAGATAGCAGAATATTGTGGTTCAAAATATGCAATAGCATGTGATTCTAATACAAACGCAATTCGTTTAGTATTACATTATTTAGGAATAGTTGGACAAGAAATAGGAATACCAACAAGAACATATGTTTCGGTACCTAACCAAATCATCTTATCAGGCAATAAGCCGGTATTTCAAGATACTCAATGGGATGGTATGTATCAATTGGGTTATACTGGAATATATGATGCAGCAACTGCGTTCTATGAAGGAATGTATTATGATACATTGGATGAATCCTATATGATACTTTCTTTTCATTTTAAAAAAATCCTAAATATTGGAACGGGTGGGATAATCCTTACAAATGATGATACTTTTAATCAATGGGCAAGACCTATGATATACGATGGTAGAGATAAAACTAAATTATATAAAGATGATGAGTTTGATTGTATTGGTTGGCATATGTATATGACTCCTGAGCAAGCAAAGAGAGGATTGGAAATATTTCATTCAGACAAAATAAAATCATTTAATCCACATTGTGGTGGTAGTTGGATGTATAAAGATTTAACGGAGCAAACAATATATAAAGATTACATTTAAAGTTTTGAATAATAAGTTACAAATATCATTCGTTCAACCAAATTTCAGACAAGGGCCTGGTGGAATAGCTGCATATTTACCATATAGTTGTGGTTTATTATGGGCACATGCTCAAACAAATGAATTGGTGAAGGTTGGTATTAAACTTCATAGAATAATATACAATAGAGAACCAATAAATCGGTTAGCTATTGAATTATCTAAAATGGATATAGTTGCATTTTCAACTTATGTGTGGAATCGTAATTATAACTTTACATTGGCTAAGAAAATAAAAGAAATCAATCCAAATGTATTGGTAATATTCGGAGGACCAGAACCACCAATTAGTGATTCTCAAATTTTTAGTAAATGGATGCCATTTGCTGATTTGGTTGTTAAAAGCGAAGGTGAATTTATATTCACAAAGGTTTTGGAGAGTAGAGTATTGGGTAGGTGGTATGATTTAATACCTGGATTACTTATTAATGTAAATGGTGAGGTTTTAAACACTGGTAGTGCTATCCGAATTGAAACACTAGATGATGTTCCATCTCCATATCTAACGGGTGTATTTGATGATATAATGCCGCTAGAAAACGAATGGAACGGAACATTAGAAACTAATAGAGGGTGTCCTTATAAGTGCACATTTTGTGATTGGGGTTCTTTAACTTATAGTAAGGTAAAACAATTTGGTTTGACTAGAGTATTTCACGAATTAGAGTGGATGGCTGATAATAAGATAGGCTATTTGGATGTAGCAGATGCCAACTTTGGTATATTCGTTGAAAGAGATAATATGATTGTGGATAAACTAATAGAAGTTCAGAAAAGAACAGGATATCCGTATAGAACAGGATGGAGTTGGGCTAAAAATCAGAAATCTGAGGTAGTTGCTATAGCTAAAAAGCTAATTAATAGCGGACACTTCAATAATGGGTTAACAATTAGCTTACAATCGTTGGATGAGAACACATTAAAGACAATTAAAAGGAATAACTTGGGTATTAATAAGATATCGGATATATTTGAGGAGTGTAGAATGATGGGAGTTCCGTTAAACACCGAATTAATCATTGGATTACCTGGTGAAACATTAGAAAGTTGGACAGATACGATGTTTGGTGTATTGGAAGTGGGGCAGCATGATAGTATTGAAGCATGGCAGGCTCAAATATTAGAAAACGCTGAGATGAATCTTTCTCAAAGAGAATCCCATACGATTAGAGGACAATATGTTTACGATTACTTCCCAAATGCTTCAGATGATGAGGCACCTGAACATAGTGAGATAGTTGTATCAACATCAACTATGAATATTAACGAAATGATAGAAGCTTATAAGTTATCTTGGTTTTTAATAACGTGGCATACGGGTGGATTCTCTCAAATTGCTGCCAGATTCATTAGAAAACATAAAGGAGATACATATAAAGAGTTTTATACTAAATTTAGGGAGTTTTTACAATCTGATCCGTTTTGGAAAGAAGAGGAAGATACTCTTAGTGATATTATGATGAATTGGTTTGATAAAGGTGAAAGAATAGATACCACAATAGGACCGGTTCGTATAAACGCATCTACAAATCAATATAGAACCCTATTTAGAGTTCATTCAGATGAGAAATATGAACATATGTATGAGTTATTGAGTAGATTCATCGATACATATCAGTTACCAATTGAGATTACACAAGATTTAATGATGTTAAACAAATGTGTGGTAGCTGAACAAAGAAATTTGATAGATTATAGTTTTAATATGAATTATAATTTATTGGAATATATTATAGATATGGATTCTGAATTGAAAGGTGAGGAAACTACTATAAAAATAACATATCCACATGACCCAATTCGTAGCAAGGATTTGGCATGGTTTATGGAAAGCTTATTCTTTGCAAGAAGAAGAAGTTTTGGTAAAAACTTTTTGGAAACAATAAAATAGGAATTATGAAACATATATTATGCACGGGTTGTTCATTTACAAAAAATGTTAGGTTTAATCCCGATGCACCATTCAATCAAGGACCAGAGGATAGATATTCTTGGCCATATTACTTACAAAAGGAATTAGGTAATGATGTATTGGTATATAATTTGGGTGGGGCTACTAATGATAATGTTTCTATGTGTAGGATTATCTTTTATTGGATACAAAAACTAATTAAAGAGGGAGTTGATGTAAAAAATATACATACAATCATTCAATGGTCAGACCCAACAAGACAATCCATATATATTACAAATGATAATCCTATAAAAATTATTCAACAACCTCATACACTTATGTATTGGAATAATTGGAAGAATGAAAATGGTTTATTCTTTTTAACGGGTGGATACGCACCGCCTGATGATGCTTTAGATGGGTTGGGTATTGATAATGCAGTAAAATATTGGGAATTGGAAGTGAATTGGAACAATATTCTAAATCAAACAATTAGTTGGTTGGAAGCTTGGTCTCATTTAGTTTTATTTTGTGATAAAAATGAAATACAACATAATTATATGAGTATGAGGAATCCATATTCATATGAAGCCAGAGAAGTTTTATTTGGGGCACCTGAAAACAATTCGGATATACCAACAAAAACAATATGGTTTGATAAGCATGAGATTCTTAAACCATATATCAACGAATTACCAATTGATAGTAAATTACATTGGCATTATAAAAACTATAATGGTTTATTGGAATGGACAATTGATAATCATAATGGAGAATCTCCATTTCAGGAATCCAATGGTAATACATACGAAGAATATTTAAAAATACAACATAATGGTTGGGGACATCCATCTCCTAAAATGATGGAAAGATTTGTTAAAGAAGAATTATTAAATTTAATTAAGTGATATGAAAATACATTGTTTTGGTGATAGTTGGACACAGGGTGTTGGAGTTGAGTGGGAACCCGGAAGAGGGCAAATTCCAATGAGTGATAGATATGATTTAAACTGGGATAACGAAAGAAAATTATATGCATGGCCAGGTCAGTTAAATACACTTTTAAAAAACAAATATAAAGTAAATAATTTTGGAGCAGCTGGATATTCTAATTTTGAAATTTATAGAGAAGTAATGCATAGATTACATGAGGGTCATCTTAAAAAAGGAGATTTGGTAATTGTATGTTTTTCATCTATAATAAGAGAACCATTAAATTTTTTAGATACTGCTAATTATGAGGCAAACGGATTTATTAATTATTCAAACGAATGCCATATTCGACCATCGGCAGTTTTAAATTTAAATTGGATAGACCAAATAGAAAATGATGAAATGAGAGATGGTGTAGTTAAGTTATATAAAGATTTTATAGTTAATAGATTTAGTTATGAATTTTTACATGAAATTGCTATGAACTATGTTTGCAATTTACAAATATTATTAGAATCATTGGATATTGATTATCTATTTTTAAATGCATTTGAAAATATTCTTTGTAAAAAAGTTTCATTTTATGAACAAGTAAAATTAGAAAATTGGATACTACCAAATTACACATTATCAGAATATCTATTAGATAGAAAAGATGAAATAGATCCATCGTTACCATATGCACTTTGGGAAGATGACCACAAAGTTGTAAGAGAATGTTCTGATGGACCACATCCAAACAGAATTGGATATGGCTTTATAGCTGAATTAATTCATTCGGAAATTGTTAAAAGAAAATTATTAAAAGATGTTAGCGTTATATAGTCACGGAGATTCGGTAGTATGGGGAGCTGAGTTAGAAGATAAAAAAACGGAAAGATTCTCACACCATGTTGCTAATAATTTAAATGCAATGGATTGTAATAATGCATCGGCTGGTGTTTCTAATGATTATATTTATAGACAAACAATGAGAGATGTTTCCCATTGGTTAAGTAATAGAGTTGTTTGGAGTGAAGATAATGGTTGGATTAATGCATCAAATCTTATAGTAGTAATAGGTTGGACTGCACCTACTCGATTTGAATGGTGGGATGGTAATAAATACCAACAGGAAAGATTGTGGGTGGGATATGATAAATGGGGTGAGCCGGATACAAATAGGACAACTGAAGATCAATTTGTTTTAAACCAAACTTCGGATATACCATCGTATATCAGAACATTTAATCATATTATTTCGTTATCTGCATTTTTGGAAAAACATAATATATCATATTATTTCTTTAATAGTTTTTACGAATATAAACTTCCAAAAGAACCAACGGATTTAATAGATAATTATGGTAAACCACATTTTCAATTAGATTTAAATTCATTATGGTCACAATTGCCCGATGAATTTACATTTGGAACAATGTATGAACACATAAAATTTATGGGTGAGGGATTTTTACCACGCAATCATCCATCAAAAGAGGCACATAAAGAATGGGGCCACTTTTTAATAAAAGAATTAGAAAATGAAAAACGATAAATACATAATAGGTATATCGGCATTTTACCACGATTCATCAGCATGTCTATTCAAAAATAGCAAGTTAATGTTTGCGTGTGAAGAAGAAAGATTTACAGGAATAAAACATGATAGTTCATTTCCGCAAAATACAATAGATTACATTTTTAAGAAATATAAAATTAGTAAAGAGGATATAAGTGCGGTTTGCTATTACGAAGAACCAAAATTAAAATTTAAAAGAGTTTGGGATAATTTTAAAACAAATTTCTTTAAAGCACCAATTCATGTAACTAAATCTTTAGTTGAAATAACTTTAAATAGAATTAAAATACATAAGTTACTGAAATCAATATCCGATACTATATTTTATTCAGAGCATCATAAATCGCATCTTTATTATTCAGCATTTACTTCTGATTTTTTAGAATCTGATGTGGTATCTGTAGATGGAGTTGGTGAAATTGATACAATATCATATGGTTCTCATAAAGAAAAATCAATAAAATATAAAAGTGTAGCTCAATATCCACATTCATTGGGGTTGTTTTATTCAGCTATGACATCTTACTTAGGATTTAAACCAAATGAGGGAGAATATAAGGTTATGGGGTTAGCATCGTATGGTTCTAAGAGTAAATATACTAAATTAGTAGGACAACTTATTAAATTTGGAGCTGGAAGATTAAATTGTGATATGGAGAAGTTTTGTTGGGATAGAGATGATAAATTAATGTTTAATCACAAATTGGTTGAATGTTTAGGAATCTTACCAAGAGATTCAAAAGAACCAATTACAGCGGAACATGAAGATTTGGCATTTGCAGTTCAGCAAGTATATGAAGATGTTTTATTTGCAATTCTAAATAGTATAAATACGAATGGTAACCCTAATTTATGTTTGAGTGGTGGATGTGCATATAATGGAACTGCTAATGGTAAGGTATTCCGTAATACAAAGTATAAAAAACTATGGATACCATCCGCACCATCCGATGCCGGTTCTGCTATTGGTGCTTGTGTTCATTATAGTGTGTTAAATGATACCGAATTTAAAGGTAGAATTACAAGAAACCCATTTTTGGGGCCGGAATATGGATATGGTAGGGTTGTGGAAACGATAGATCCATCTAAAATTGTAAAATATAGTAACGATGAGGAGTTATTAACCAAAGTTGCTGAAGAATTACATAATGAAAAGGTAATTGGTTGGTTTTATGGAAGTATTGAGTTTGGAGCTAGGGCTTTGGGTAATCGTTCAATCCTTGCATCACCTTTAAAGGCTGAAATGAAAGATAAGATTAATAAGGTAATCAAAAAAAGAGAAGGATTTAGACCATTTGCACCTATGGTATTGCAAGATGTGCAAGATAAGTATTTTGAAACGGATGGAGATGTTCCATATATGAATCAGGTGGTTAAAGTCAGAACTGAATATCAGGAAAAGTTAGGAGCAGTAACTCATGTGGATGGAACTGCTCGAATTCAAACTATATTTACCACTTCAAACAACCGAATATACAGGTTATTGAGGAAATATGAGAAATTGAGTGGATATCCAATTTTATTAAACACATCATTCAATGTAAAGGATAAAACTATGGTTTTAACGCCGGAAGATGCCTTACAAACCTTCTATGATACGGAAATGGATGTGTTGGTATTGGGTAATTATATTGTTTACAAATAAATTAAATATTTATACATACAAATAAGATATTATGGCTCAAACAAATTGGACAATCAGACAATTGGAAAGACACATTGTAAACGGTATCGTTACAAAAGTGTATTGGAAGTGTGAGGTTGTGGATGGTATGTTTACCGCCGCAGCTCAAGATGTTGTAACTATTTGTGATGATTTAAGCACAGTTGATACCAATGCGCCTGAGTTTACACAATTTTCAAACCTAACTGCACCTCAATTGGTTGAGTGGGTTAAGAATAAATTAGGAAATGAGGAAGTAACAAGCATAGTTACTGGATTAACTTATAACATAGATATTCAAAAGGATTACGCTACTAACTTTGTATATGGATTACCTTGGGAAGAGACTGTAACTGAAGAAGAAACAACCGAATAAGAAGAATATAATACATTAGATAATAGTAATAGATTCCTAATACGATATTTTAAAAAAAAATTGTGTTTTGGGGATTTCCCTTATATTTATATGTGTATTTTGTTTGGAAGTACACGGAATTAAAATATAATAACAAATATATAAATAACAATGGCAGAAAGAATCGTATCACCTGGTGTTTTTACAAGAGAAAATGACCTATCCTTCTTAGCGCAAGGAGTTGGTGAAATTGGAGCAGCATTTATTGGACCTTTTAAGCAAGGACCGGCATTTATTCCAACAATCGTAAGAACCCAATCAGAATTCGAAGATATCTTCGGAACACCCGATGGAACATATTACACAGAATATGCAGTTCAAAACTATTTAAGAGAAGCTGGAACGGCTACCATCGTAAGAGTTGGTGGTATCGGTGGTTATCAACAACCACAACCTTTCGCTTTAAGAATTACAGGTTCTGCTGATGGTGATAACTCCGATGGTAGAATATTCGCAGTATTATTCGCTACAGGTTCTAACAATCAACCTACAGGATTCACAGGATCTATTTCAGCAAGTCAATTATCTGATAGTTCATCTTTTGTAATAAACAATGCGGGTATAATGGGAAGCTCTTATACACTAAATTTATTACCTTCATCAACTAATGATGTTAGTGATGTATTTGGTGAATCACCATTTGGAACTAAAGCACCATATACTTATGTATATTTTGAAAATTATGCAGCAACATTAAGTGGTGCTGATTATGGTATCCAAAGAGTTACTATCCCAACACAAGATTTCAGACAAGATATTACATACGCTTCAACTCCTTGGGTTCAATCTCAAACGGGAAGCGCACAAGACCCATCAAGCGATTTATTCCGTTTCCACACAATTGGTGATGGGACAATCTATAACACAAAATACAAAATTGGTATTTCTGGAGTTAAAGCAGCTGGTGAAGATGGTTCAACTGATTATTCTGTATTTAGTGTAACTGTAAGAGCATTTTCTGACACTGATAGAAGAAAAGTAGTATTAGAAACATTTAACAATGTAAACTTAGACCCCGCTTCTCCTAACTTTATAGCTAGAGTAATTGGTGATAGAAATGTAACTATTGATTCTGATGGTAAAATTACTGAAAATGGTGATTACTCAAACAAATCAAAATATATTAGAGTTGAAGTAAAAGAGCAAGGTACATATCCAATATCAGCAATGCCATTTGGACACTCTGCATATTATTCACCAATTGATGATGGACAAAACGGAAATTTATTACCAGGTGTTCAATATTCAACCGGTTCAAAAGATAATACAACATCTTCAACCATTAGATTTAGTGGATTGGATATCGAATCAGCAGCATATAAAATAGATATGACTCAGTTCTTAAAACCAATACCTACTGGTATAACTGGAAGAACTTCAAATAACTTCTCATTCCACAATTCTCCATTTAATTATGTTCCAACGGGCTCAGCAGCTATTGATATGGCTAAGAGACAAATTATATTATGTTTCCAAGAAGGTTTTGATGGATTAAATCCAATTATTAAGCCAGCATTGGGAACATCTATTTCAGCAGCTAACGTACAAGGACTTGATTGTTCAACTTCAATAGCAAGTGGTTCGGTAGCATACGCTAAAGCAATCGCAGCAGTATCTAACCCTGATGAATATGATATTAATATGGTGGTAACTCCAGGTATCATTAGAAGATTACACTCTAATGTAACTGATAGAGTAATCGACATGGTAGAAAATAGACAAGATGCATTCTACATCGCTGATTTCAACGGAGCAGGTGATACAATCACACAAGCAACCGATGAAGCATCTTTAGTAGATTCAAACTATGTTGGAACTTACTATCCTTGGGTTAAAACAATTGATGGTAACACAAACAAATTAACTTCAGTTCCTCCATCAACTTTATTACCAGCAGTATTCGCAGCAAATGATAGATTGGCAGCAGAATGGTTCGCACCAGCCGGTTTAAATAGAGGTGGCATTACGGGAGCAGTTAGTGTATTGAATAGATTAACACATTCTGAAAGAGATACTTTATACGAAGCAAAAGTAAACCCAATCGCTGTATTCCCTGGACAAGGTATTGTAGCATACGGACAAAAAACTTTACAAGATAGAGCATCGGCATTGGATAGAATCAATGTAAGAAGATTACTTATCACTGTTAAGAAGTTTGTGGCATCTACATCTCGTTTCTTAGTATTCGAACAAAATACTTCAGAGACTAGAACTAGATTCTTAAACACTGTTAATCCTTATTTTGAAGCAATTCAACAAAGACAAGGACTTTACGCATTTAATGTGGTAATGGATGAAAGTAATAACACACCTGATGTTATCGATAGAAACATTATGGCTGGACAGATTTTCTTACAACCAACAAAGACAGCTGAATTTATAGTTATTGATTTCAACATCTTACCAACTGGAGCAACATTCAGCGCATAAGATAACGAAAAAATAATTAGTGTATATTTATTATTAATAAAACAGATAAAGAAATAAAATGGCAGAAGTATTAGAGTTTGATAAGATGTTCTATACGAACTTCGAACCGAAGATGAAGAATAGATACGTTATGGAAATTGACGGTATCCCTTCTTACTTAGTAAAATCAGCAGCTAGACCTTCAATAACTTTTGAAACAATTGTGTTAGACCACATCAACATCAAAAGAAAATTACAAGGTAAAGGTGATTGGCAAGATATAACAATTACATTGTATGACCCGATTGTTCCATCAGGAGCACAATCAGTAATGGAGTGGGTTCGTTTAGGACACGAATCTATTACTGGTAGAAGAGGATACGCTGACTTCTATAAGAAAGATATCACTTTCTATATGTTAGGGCCTGTTGGAGATAAAATCGAACAATGGACAATCAAAGGAGCATTTATTAACTCTGCAAATTTTGGTGACCTTTCATTTGATTCTAACGAACCTGCAACTGTTGAATTAACTTTATCTTACGATTACGCAATTTTAGAGTTCTAAAAATATTCCTTACGGATGCTACCGAAGGACAACCCTCATCAGAAATGGTGGGGGTTTTTTTATTTCTAATTTTTTTAAAAACATATATTTATATATAAACAAATACATACAAGTTATGACAGAACAAACATACGATTTTCCAACCGAAGTGTTGGATTTGCCATCAAAAGGATTGGTTTATCCAAAAGATCATCCATTGGCATCCGGTAGAATTACAATAAAGTATATGACTGCAAAAGAGGAAGATATCCTATCCAGCCAAAATCTTATCAAAAAAGGTATTGTATTGGATAAGTTGTTTGAATCTATCATTGTGGATAAAATCGATTCTAAAGATATTGTAATTGGTGACAAGAACGCTATTATTTTGGCAACAAGATTGTTAGGATATGGACCTGAGTATTCAATGAAATTTTATTCAAGTGTAACAGGTGATACAATTCAAACTGTAGTTGATTTATCAAAAGTTCAAACAAAAGAAGTAGATTTTTCTTTATTTAAAAACAAAAATGAGTTTGAATTCACTACTCCATTGGGAAAAAATAAATTAACTTTTAAGTTATTGACACATGGTGATGAATTGGCAGTAGAAAAAGATATCCAAGCTCTTGAAAAATTAAATAAGGATGGTTCTTTTGAAATTACTACTAGATTGAGATATATGATTAAATCAGTAGATGGTAATTCTGATATATCTTCTATTAACAAGTATATCACTGGTATGTTAGCTAGAGATAGTAAAGCACTAAGAGATTATGTAAA